GCCCTCATGGGCATGGCCGTGGAAGCGCCAAATCGTTGCGCCCAGGCGCGTAGCGTCCAGCTCGTACAGTCGGATCTGGTTACCCGGCTCAAGCTTTTGAAGGTCGGTGTTGTAATTCATAGGGCCCCAGAAACAAGAAACCCCGCACTTGGCGGGGTTTGGTGAGGGTTAAGGTCGGGGGTTGAATACCTGCTTCACGGTGAACGTGACGGTGTAGATGTTCTTGCCGAGGGCTTTCTTCTTGTACCCATTGGCTCGGTACCAGCCTTGAGGCTCGCCGGGCGGCGCATAGCGAAAGGCCTTGTAGCCTTCATGCCGATCCAGGAACGCCAGCAACTCGGGCAACTCCTCGCCCGGAAGATCCTCACCGGTGTGCACCAGATTCCACACCTGACTCTTGGTGTTGATGCCAATGCCCCCGGCCTGGACCATGCCGTCACCGAACTCGTTTTCCCATGTCCGCTGGCTGATATCACCGTCAAGGCCGACCTCAACATCAAAAGTAAATGTCTCAGCCATCAACGCCTCCACAGCCGGCCGCCTTGGCCCATTTCACGATCAAGGAATTTACCGAACTGTGTCTCCAGCCCGGCCGACATCGCCTGTCCTTGGCGTGCTGCATCCTGGTCTGTCATGCCGGGCTGTGCCTGCACGGTGATTGGTGCGTTGAAGACAATCTGTGTAAGCCCACTCGGTGCCGACTGGGAACCGGAGCCGACCAATGCGGCCCGCCCGTCGCCAGCAGACTCCAGGCTACCCACGCCGATCTGCGCATACGGCTGCTCGCTGCCCAGCCCCCTGTCGATTCTCGACAGCACAGCGTCAAGCTTGGCGCTCGTTTGAGCGGTAGTTACGCGCTCGCCTTCTTGCAGGAACCAGGTGCCATCCTTTGGAACTGCGTCGATGCCGTCATGCGCCATACCCGCCAGCGCGGTCATACCGACGGCCGAAGCCAGCGGCCCTGTAACAGCCATGGCCGTAGCCATCGCAGCAGGCGCCGCTGCTGGACCTATGATTGGGATCGCTGCCGTGGATGCGTAAGCATTGAGCCCAGCGGTCAGAGACATAGCTGAAGCGTTCGCGCCCAGTGCACCGGCGGCACTCGCCTGGGTAGTTTTACCCACCAGCATCTGCACGCCCTGGTAAATCAGCCACTGAGCAGCCATATCACCCAGCGCCTTGAGCATCGACTTGGCGAAGTTGCCAATCATGTCACCCAGGGCGTCATCGGCATCTTCGGCACCGCTGGCAACATCCGAGAAGAAAGTACCAAGACCGCTGGTGCCTTCTTGCAGCGCTGTGTTGGTGAGGTCTGCTGCCTGGGCCGAATAGTCCCGCGCCGCATCGGCATAGTTGGCCCATGCCTCGTTGACGCCATTCATCCAGTTGGTTTGCTGCTCGTCCGTGGCGTCGTAAAAATCCTGCTGAGCCTGTAGACGCTTGTCGAGCTCAGCCTGCAAGACCGCAGTTTCGTTCTGGTAAAGCTCCGGCGTGATTTCGCCGCTATTGCGCTGCTTAACCAGCTCGTTGACGTCGGCGGCGTACTTCTGCCGCATCGCCAGGTCAGCCCGCATCCGGTCGCGCGCCTTGTCGCCCATCCCCACGCCTGCCAGTTCCTGCTCAAACCCGTCCTTCGTGGTTTGGGTTGTCAGCGCCTGGGCATTCTTGAACGCCGTCAGTTTCAGGTCGTCCTCGTTGGCCTTCTTCAGCTTGTTCAGTGCATCCAGCTCAGCGGCCATGCCCATGAGCTTTTTCTTTTGCGCCTCACTCAGCTTGCCAAGCTTGCCCTCCTGAAGCTCGAAAGAAAGCCTCATCACCTCGGTGGCGTCTTTCTGTTTGTCCCCGGTGGTGTTGATCAGCTCGATCTGGCGCTTGTAGCCCTCCTCGGCTGTGTCGAAGGACTTCAGTTGTTGCTTGGCGGCAGACTCGGTAGCACTGGTGTTCTTCCGGGTGGCCTTGGTAGCAGCGTCATCAGCCTCTTTTTGCGCATCCTTCGCCGCAGCAGCTGAACGTATTGCAACAATATCGGCCTCGGTGAGTAACTTATGCTCTGCGATATATCGATTCGCAGCCGAGAGGCTTGTCTTGTCTTGAGCAGAAGCAAGTTCCTTAAGCAGCTGATCAAGATACTTCTTCCCATCTTGAGCAGCGCTAGCCTTCGCAGACGCGTTCTCACGCTGCGCCTTGGTATTGGCATCAGTCTCGCCTGTAAGGGCCGCAATCACCTCTTTCTGCTTGCCAAGCTCGCCGGATAACTTCGTGACGGGCCCCTGGCTCTCTTCCATCGCCTGAGCCATTGATTCGGTTACGCCTGGAACAAGACGCACCTGATCAGCAACTTCTTTCCAGTCAACGGTAATGCCTGCAGCTTGATCTTTCGATGCCTTCCGAACCAAATCCAAGGCCGCCTGAGCCTCAGCCGGAAGGGGTGTGAGCCCTGCCATGAGCCCATCAGCGCCGGCAGCGCCCATGCCACGCATGTCATTTTCAAACTTGTCAGCAATCGCGCCGGACATTTGACCGAGATCAGACTGCAACTCCTCAACTTTTGACTTAAGTTCGCGAAGAGTCACGGACTGCGCAGCTCTGTTTAACTCCCCGAAACGCGCAATCAACTTATCAATCGGATCAGCTAGGTCGCCAAGTTTCTCCTCAAGAACGCTCGTATTATCGCGCAGCGTTAGAAAGGCGGTAGCGGCACCAATAGCCAAGGCTGCAATACCCAGCGGCCCCCCCATCATCCCAACCAAGCCTACACCAGCGCGGCTTACCCCAACCTGGGCGGCGGCCACAGCATTGGTAGCTCGCGTTTCTACAAGACGCGCTTCTGCGAGTTGGAGCGACATTTGCGTTTGGACAGCGGTGCCGCGAGCTGCAATTGCTTCTTTCTCAGCCAAGAAAACAGAGGTTTGAGCTTTTTGTTGCTCAGCTTGCGCAACCAGCAAGACCCCTGCTGCTTGGGCTTTTCTCGCTGCCGCATCTTTGAGGGCCGAGTAAACAGCTGTCGCCCCCGATGAGGCGGCCATTGCACCGTATCGGGAAAGTGCAGCCACAGCAGCGATAATCGCCACATCCGCCAAAGCAGAGAAGTTGTCGCCGACCGCGCCAATCGCCTTCCCGAGAACGCCAGTAAAATTGGTGGTCTCGTCCAAGCGCCCGACATATACATCAAAGGCGTTTGTCAGATTCTGCAGCGCATCACGGACTGCGACCGTCATGCTGTCGGCGAGTTTCCCGTTAGCCTCGGCGCTGCCCTTCAAACCTTTGGTAAGAACATCGAGACCAAGCTTGCCGTCGGCACCAAGCGCCCGAATCTCTTCAGCGGTTTTGCCTGTGGCCTTGGCTACGGTTTCAACGATGGTTGGCATTGCAGCAAGCATCGCCTGCCAACCATCAGCATCTACCTTGCCTGTCTGCAAAGCTTTCGAGTAACCATCGATTGCAGACTTGGCTTTATCAGCGGATGCCGAGTTGGTCACCAAAAGGAAACTAAAACTGTCCATAACATCCAGCGCCTGGCTGGTGTTGTAGCCCATGGACTTCAGACTACCCGACGTCCGAATGTATAATTCTTGTGCTTCAGCGAGCGGTCGATAAGTGCGTTTGGCAGTATCCAGTAGACGCTGCTGAACCAGATCGTACTCACCCACGCTGGATGTAGCCATGCCGATACGGTCGGACATCTGCCCGTAAGCGTCGGCCGCCTCAATGATCTTTCCAATACCGACCGCGCCGATAGCTCCTGCCATTGCGGTTTTTATCAACCCTGACGCGCTAAGCGCCCGCTCTCCTGCACGGTCAAAAGCGGTATCTATACGCCCGAGGCTCTTGTCGATCTTTCCGGATGCCTGACCTACGCTGGAGTCTGCGCGCGCCATCTCCTGACGCAGTTGGGCCGTGGTCGCCTCGATGCGTACCAGCATCCCCTGTACGTCGGTATCGGCCATGCTTTTCTCCAGGCATAAAAAAACCCGCCGGGGCGGGTGGTATAATTGAAAAAATTAGCAGAACTGGGACCAAGCTTGCTCAAAGTCACTTGATGTCATCCGATCGTCGCCCGCAAACACCACCATCTCCTTGGTGGCAGCGATGAATCTTTTGAAGCCGGCATAGCCCCCGAAGGAGTTCTTCGAGTTCACCTCACCGCAAAAACCTTTCTGGTTGCGAAACTCAGCACTTTCAGGGTCTTTCAAAACCCCGGTAACGAACTCTCTAGCCACACGCTGAGATCGTATTTCAGTCATTTCGGCCTTATTCCTGGCCTTGGCGTCCTCGGACTGGCCACAAGCCGCCAACAACAAAAAAATCGGAACCACCACTATCAGCTTTTGCATTCGTCAATCCCTCGCTTTTAATCGAGTAAGACTATCAAAATGCTAGACAGGATACCTGCCGGTGAGCGCCTGCCGCAGCTTATCGGCCACAGTCGATGGGGATGGCTTTTCAGCCCTGGGTTTCGCCTTTCCGCCACCAAAGGGGTTGGTCATCTGCGCCCATTCGATCTTGGCGTCCATGGCCAGGAACAGTTCGGGCATCGGCGTAGTCCAGGCCATGACCGGTGTCCAGCCTAGCCAGCCCGTGGCAACTGCGTAGAGCCGGTCAACATAGCTGCCGTCTTCTACGGCACTTACGCCGCCGGCTTTTCCTTTCCCGCGTCAGGCCCCTTCGGGTTGTACAGCGCGACCAGGTAGGCATTGAGCTGCACGGAGACGTCGAGCACGCCGGCTTGCCAAACCTGCTCCGCCACAGCCTCGGCGGCCTTACCTTTCAAACCCGCGCCGCCGGCAATGATCACCGCGCAGCCGTCGATGCTCAGGGCGTTGATCGCCTGGGAAGCACCGCGCAAGCCGCCGAAGTGGGCCTCAATGGCGCGCACGGCGCCGAGGGTCGGCGTAAGTGTGTAGGTCTCGTCGCCAAGCTTGATCTCGACGGTACCGTAAAGGGTCTTGCTCATCTGTCGAATCCTTGGGTTTAGGGGCCGAAGCCCCTCGGGTTAAGCCGCGGCGGCCGGGAGAATTTCAAGGATGTCGGAGTTGATGCCGATCGTGACGTTGCGGCGAACCACGTTGTCAGCGGCGCCGGCGGCGACGGTGTTGTTCATCACCTTGCCACGCAGGTAGAAGGTGGTCGGCAGCAGAGCTGGCGTGGCATCTGGATCGCCATCGTTCAGGGTGATCTTGATGTTGTAGTCGCCCTTACTGCGATCCTTGTGAGCGATCTTCAGCTTGGCCTGGCCCAAGTCGCCGTTGTCCAGGCCGACGGCCAGGGTCAGGTCACCAGCATCAGCGGTGCCCTTGTACTTACGAACTCGGCCATCGCGCAGCGACGTGAAGGTCACGGAGCTGAACGTGTCGCCAAACTCGCCCAGGTCTTCCACCTCGCCAATATCGACATAGGTGT